AATTTTTATTCAAAAAGTTTAGTACCACTTTCAGAATTTTTCAAAAAGCAATAGTGGGTATTTTGGAAAATGTAAATTAGTAATCTTATTTTGATTCAAAAAGCAAAAGTGGCATACTAGAAAAATTCAAAAAGCAAAAGTAGGGTATACCCTTTTTTTATTCCTGCCAAATTATCAATGTTGTTACATATAATACTCAAATATTCAATGTCGTAACATATATTGTTATAACATCGTTTGGTTATGGTTGTTGTAACATCTATTTTCGGTCCATTGATAGGACCTATAGTAGATGTTTCTTTTTTTCCTTATCAACTAAAATTTTAATAGCTGCTATTGCATCTATAGGGACTGACATAGTGATAGTTTTTATATCACATTTATATACTTTAGGCTTTCCAACTTTTCGTTTCATAGTACAATATTATACATAGGTTATATCCTTTACGAAATAGTTATTTAATCAATTACAATTTATTAACAAATGGCTGTAATTCAATATAGGCTTATGTTTGGTTAGTATTAATTAGTTGTTAATTAGAATATCATAAAAATATATTTGGTAATTAATTAAATAGGATATTATATTTGCATTCTAAACTAAAAACAAAATGAACACACAAACAACAAAAAAATTAGAATTTAAAGGTGTATTAATAGTTACACTATCATTAATCGCACTAATCAGCTGTGTAATGTCAGCGGGAGCAAAGGACTTTAAAAAATCTAAATTAGTCAAGTCTAATATAGTTTACAAGGGTGACACTCTTTTGATTAATCAATTTAACCAAGTTTTCACGTCAAAAGATACGGTTAATATCTCTAAACAATACCGAAATTTTTTATCTAATCTAAAAACTAAAAACAAATAACAAAATGAACAACGAACAAACAACAAAAGCTTCAGCGCTTAACATTACACTTTCTAAAGAAGTATTAAAAAACATTAAAAAACTAAATTACTATTCAGAGGACCAATTTATTAATGATTGTTACGCTTATATTAAAGCTATTAAGGAGCAAAGAATGCTATGTATAATCAAGTCCGTTTCAAGTAGTGGTATGTCACGTATTATTAAATTCTCATCATGCGAAAAGGGTCAAAATAATTTTTGGTATTGTAATTATAATTGTCTTTTTATTGCATTGGGTTATACCGAAGCTAAAAAAGATGGTTTTCGTATCAATGGGTGTGGTATGGATATGATATTCCATACTAACTATTCAATATGCCATCAACTAAAAAATATGGATATAATAAGCAAAGAAGATTGCGAAAAATATTGTCAATTAACTCCAGTAGTACTTTAATTATTAACCTTTAAACTTCACACAAATGAACAACACCCTAGAAATACGTAACATCAAAAAACTTGCTAAGGCTTCACTACTTTCACCGCATTCGTTTCATAAGTCTTTAATCAAATCTAAACTACAAAAACGTGCCGAGAATATTGTACCAAGTAACGAACTGGAGGCCCACCGTAGAAAACAATTGTTAATCTTAATAAATTCAATATAATGACCACAGAACAAAAAATACAGCAACTACAAAATAAGATAAACACAATGCAAGACGAAATCGAAAATGATATTTATGAAATTTGCGAAGGTTCAACCTATAAAAATAGCAGTCTATTTTCGTACAATATTGACAACCTTAGGCGTTTTGTAGATTATCTTAACGAATCATCTAATCGTATTACTTCACCTTTAAACTATTAAAAAATGTTTACCCTCATATTATACCCACAAATAAAACGTCTTGCCAATAAGTCCGAACGTACCTATTCATTAATCCTTAGCATATTTTTAGACTTTAGTTTATTAATGTGTATTATTAACCCTCAAATGTAATTTTATGAACTATCAAGTAACTAAGTACAAAAACGAATGGGGTATTTATTGTAAACAATCAAGATGCTACGTTATATTTTTCAAGACAAAAAAACAAGCAATTACAAGACTTAAAACATTAAATTAATTAACCCAATAAAACTAACAAGATGAACACGATAAACTTAACACAAAACCAAAATTTGATATTAAATTCTTTAATTAATGAATTTACTAAATTGAACGAAACGGAAATCCAAAGTAGCAAAAATCTACTATTCGATTCTTCAATAATAACGAGCAGAATAAATGAAATCAAGAATTTTGAACAAGAGATTATTTTGAATAACGATTATTGGAATAAAACAAGGAGATTAAAAATAGAGCAAGATGCTTTAAGATTAAATGAAAGTTTAAATCAATTGGGTATAAAGGCAATTGCTAATGATTCATGGATTAAATTAACTAGAAATAATAGCTTTTGTTGCCACACCATAGAGATAAGTATATCCTATGAACTGAAAAGCAAATATCAATATTTGCATGATTTCAGCAAGGATAAAATTATAGGTATGGGGATATTAAAAAGTTATCTTTCAAGCCCCTATGCTCAAGACGAATTTAAGACCATTGAAGATTTATGTAAGTCAGAAGCGTTTATCCGCAGTATTCAAAAATTAAGCATAAAGTAGATGTGTAGTTGATACTACTTTTACTCATTATTAATATAGCACCCTAACAAGGTGCTTTTTCATTTATAGCCTATTTAAGACGTTCAACGTTCGTAGTGTATGTTATGACCTAAAAATATTTATACGTTAAATTTGGTATGTTTATTTGATAATTAGGTATATATTAATACCTTTGACAAATGATAATAATATATTTGAATAATGCAAATAGAATCAAAAGATGATAATGTAAAACAATATAAGCCGATACCAGGTACAAAGTCACGCTTTAAACCTGGTACGTCAGGCAATTTACAAGGGAAACCAAAAGGTGCAATATCATTAAAAACTAAAGGTTGGGAGCTATTAAAGGAAACTATTACCACAGAACTAACGGATAAGTTCATGCAAGAGATGAGCAAGCTAGATGGACAGCAGTACATTAATGCCTATCTGAATGTATTGGAGTTCTTCCGTCCACGTTTAAGTAGAACAGAATCGAAAATAGAGAATACCAATGTAGAACAGGTAGTGATAAACATACCATCTAGCAATGATATCCCGCAATTTCCTGATAATTTTGATGAGGCTGAAGTAATCGAATAGGGTAGGGGAGTGGTTACGACTTGAAATGTTAATATGAGTACTAATAAATTATATATCAATAGTGTTAATATAGGCACAATATGCCTATCTAATTTCCTATTTAACATAATAACTATTATGGTACTAAATAACGTCTATATGTTTGCATCGACTATATCAATAAAAACTATGTTTCAGTCGACTAATTCTACACCTACCAAGCCTATATTACTCCACTATCTAATACCCTTACATCATATATAAATTTATCTAATATGTATTATACAACCATAACCCGAGATTATATAGACTGGCATAGTTACGGACATGAATGGCAGAATGAGAAGGTTATATTCGATGAACCATTGATTTGGGGAGAGTATATTGTTACTATGTCCTATACTCTTTCTGAAAAAAATAATAATAATAAAATATTATAATATATATATACTAACTTAAATAATATTTAACTAATGATAGAGAACATAGGTAGTGGCGAAGGCGAGATAGGTTCGATTACCGAAGCACCAAAAGTTGTGAAGCAAGTCGGCTTGTTTGAGAACGAACCGAATCCGTTGTACTATGCGAACTTGATGGCAACGGAGAGGATAGTTGTGAATCAAGGTGGAACGTTCTGTGTAGGAGGCGAGATGACGGTAGTAGTACGTGGGCATGGAACGAAGCGTATTATGGACATTGAGATAGGAGAGCAGGTATTGTCATGGGATGAAGTGAATGAAGTTAGCGAGTGGTGTGACGTAGTAGACGTTATGAAGTATAGGTGTGATAAGCGTGTGATTCGTTGGAAAGGATTAGTGGCTACGTTTGACCACTTGTTTTGGAAGTATGGTCGTTGGATGACTATGGAGGAGTTAGCTGATGGGCAAGGAGAAGATATTGAGTTAGAATACGTTTGGGATATATCGGTACGTGGGAATCACAACTACATGATTATCGCTGATGATGTAATGTATTGGTCGCATAATTCATCTAAGAGTTATAGCATCATGCAAGTCCTAGCTACTATCGCATGTAGTCAGTTGAACGTAGATATAATCATAGCAGGTTCGACAGTACCGAAGTTGAAGGAGGATGTGATGAAGATTATGGCGCAGTTGGTTATGGGTAATAAGAACTTGCGGAAGTTCGTGAAGTCGTTTAATATTCAGGATAGGAAGTATGTGTTCACTACAGGTAGTACGATGGAGTTCAAGTCATACGAAGATGCGGAGATGGCTAAGGGCGGTAAGCACCACTACTTGTATGTAAGTGAGGCAACAAGGTTTGACTATGCTACGTTTGACATCTTGAATAGGAATACGTCTATACGGACATGGATAGATTACAACCCTACGTTTCGGTTTTGGGTGCATGATATAGTGTTGACGAATAAGGTTCAGTATCCAAGTACTAGAATGATTAGGTCATGGCATGAACATAATCGGTACATCAGTCAGGATAAGCATGATGAGATAGAACGGATTAGTGATAAGGATATGTGGAGGGTGTATGCTAGAGGCTTGACCGGTAAGTTGTCAGGGTTGGTGTACTCATGGGCGGAGATAGAGGAGTTCCCAACGGTTGGGGTGCGTGAAGTGATATGGGGCATTGATTGGGGATATACGAATGACCCGACTGCGCTCACGAAGATAGCGTGTATGGAAGATGGAACGTATGTTGTTGAGGAGTTGACGTACACGGCAGGGATTCACGAGGATGTGTTGACGCATATCATGAAGGAGAATGGGTATAGCACCGAGCAAGCGGTGTATTGCGACCATGATAAGGACATGGTGTATCGAATGCGGTTGAACGGAGTGATGGCACTACCTGCCGAGAAGGGTGCGGGTTCGATATTGAATGGGGTGTTGTATGTGAAACAGAAAACGGTTAGATATACGAAGCGTAGTAGGAATTTGGCGATGGAGTTGGGGAAGTATAGGTTCGTAGAGATAGATGGGCAGAATACGAATAAGGTAGTGGATGAGTTCAACCACGTGCTCGATTCGTGTAGGATGGCGTTGTATAGTCATCGGTATAGAGGCGGTATGGGTAGTAGTGGGGATTAGACGAGGCAGGTGTCGATAGACTACCGACCACAGTAGAATAGAATAAAAAGAAACTTAAATAATTATTTGGATATATAAAAAATAGGTATTAGTTTTGCCTTAAACTATGAAACACTTAATATTGAAAGAACACACTTCGTTTTGTGAATCGCAGACTTTATCAAAACTAAAGGCACTTGAAAATTTAGCAAAAGCTAAAAATGTAGAATCCGAGCAAGATATGTTTGGGTATTCTATTGAACAAAGCAGAATATATAGAGCCTACCAATGTTGCAATAATCGTATTGAACATTTTTTATTTTATTTAAACAATGACTTTTATTTAATATCATATAATGAATGTTTAAATAAAGGCGAACATTTAGATTTTAAAGAATACATAGTAAAAAGTATAATAAAAAATAAATTTAGTAATCAAAACTACATAACTGAAAGAGGTATGTATTATTCAGATTTAAAGAAAATTATACTTAGCGGATATATTTTTGAGAAACAAATAGTCGAAGTAAACTATATTTACAGCGATAGAGAAAGAGTTATTAAAAGCAAAAAATCATTTATAGATAGGATTATTTCAAATGATGAATATGAATCTAATGCAAAAGAAATGCAAAAAAAATTAAATGAATTGTTTGAAGATGATGAGTTGAACTATCTTGAAAGTCAATTTATAAAATTATACAATGCAAATAAAGTACCACTTTACATAGATGAAAGTGAAAAAATAAAAACAACTGATTTACTAATTAAACTAATGCAAAATGAAATCAAACACAAAAGTAACAACCAAAGAGTTGTTGAGCCATGCCTTTGACATGATGAAATTATTAAAAGCTAAAGCTATAAGCGTTGAGGAAGCTAAAGCACAAGCTAATTTATTGAAACAATCTAATAATATTATTAGGTACGAATTAGATAGAGCCATAGCTTTGCAGAAATTTGATGGCATTGAAATTCGTGACATTGAAGATTTAGAAACAAATGGATAAACTCACTACGATAGCACTAGGTATTGTTATACTCATGTCGTATGTGTTGTATTTGATAATAAAAACGAAAGAACGAAATGAAAATTAAACTAACCATCGCAGTAAGCCTGCTACTATTGACATCATGTCAAAAAGAACGTTGTTGGATGTGCTATGAGAGAAATGCACCTATGGGCGCACTTGTATGTGATAAGACAAGGAAAGAAATTAAAGACCTTGAACGTATCTATAAGGATATGGGTATAGATTTGAATTGTGAGGTTAAAAAATAACTACAAAAAAAATATTTGTAATAAATAAAACTTTATTACATATCTTTGCATTTGAACTGCCCACCTACGAAAAGTACCGATGTAATATCAGGCATGAGTAGAATGGGTTTAAACGAAAAGTTTGGCAAATATACTCAAATCATTGTTTGGTATCGGCTCTAAGATAGGGTCAGGAATATCTACGCCACAACAACAAGGCATACAATTCTTTGATTACAACAACGAAACACAATGGAAAGCGATTGACCATGAGACCGTTGAGTATTTCATGTTGAATTGCCCACCTTTATCTACTATTATCAACAGAAAAGCGACTGCGTTTATTAATGGCAGGGCAGAATTACTAGATTTAAAATCAGGTAACTACGCTACTGATGATAAATTAATGAAATTGTTAAAAAAACCTAATCCGATTCAAACGGATAGACAATTTCGTTCGCAAGTTTACTCATTTATCCAACTTTATGGCTATTGCCCAGTAATGATGTCACGCCCTTATGGATTTAAGGATGCTGAAGACATTACATCGCTATGGATTATACCGCCTAATTTCGTAAATATTATTACGAATAACAAGTACATGAAAGCAAAAACGCACATGGACATGATAGATAGTATTAATTTTGTGTATGATGGCGAAACTACGGAGTTGGATAAGAGAAATATGTACATTTTTACGGATTTAAGTACAAATTTTGACAATTTAGCAATACCTGACAGCAGATTAATTAGCTTGAAGTACCCGATGAATAATATCATCAAAAACTTTGAAGCACGTGGCACTATTGCTGAAAAGCGTGGTGCTATTGGCATTTTATCAAATTCTCGCCACGATAATATTAGCACATTGCCAATGACAACGCAAGAAAAAGAAAACTTGCAACGTGATTACGCTCAATACGGCATGAAGAAAAATCAATGGCAGTTGATTATCACGAACGCTGCGTTGTCGTATCAACAAATGGCTATGCCTGTTAGGGATATGATGCTACTTGAAATGCAAACTGCTGATGTTATGACAATAGCTGACGCTTATGGTTATCCAAGCGTATTGTTAGCAAACGAAAAAGGGACAACGTATAGCAACCAAGAAGGTGCTGAACGTAAGTTTTATCAAGATGTCATAGTCCCTGAATGCGAAAACTATACCGAGCAGTTGAATGATATGTTGCAGTTGGACCAACGTGGCATAGGTATATCGTACGACTACACATGGTTGCCATCGCTACAAGAGGATGAAAAGTTAAAAGCTAGTGTAAGGTTGATACAAGGCAAGGCGGTTATACAAGAGTTCCAAGCAAATGCTATTACATGGAACGAAATGAGAGAAGGTTTGTACCTAGACACAGTTGCAGGTATGGATAAATACTATTACGAATTAAAATCATTATATGGAGAAGACACAACGACCACAACTGACGAATCAGTTAATGTTGAACCACGAATCAATTAAATCAGCAGGTAGTACGCCATTCGTAATGAAGGCGAGTGCGCAAATGCTTGAAAGCACTAACCTAACAGGTAGTGAATATAACCCACAAAGTGTTGGTATTACACCTATTAAGGAGGAATATGTTAATACCATACTTGATATGTTCCCTAAAGTTATGGTATCAAGTCCTAATGTAGTTGTATCGAACGAAGTAGATGAGGATGGTATGGTAGATAAAGTTTCAGAGGGTGCCGCTAAACCACAAATAGACTTTGATATCAACGTATCTAAGCCTATAATTAACAAATATGCTTCACATGTTAAGGTATCGGATGAAATGTTAGCTGATATCCCATTCATGGAAAGCCAAATTAGAGGCGTGTTAATGCGTAGACTTAAGAACACGATAGCTACAGAGTTTATGAAGGAATTGACACAGGGCGTAACACCTACATACAATTCAAGTAATTTGACAAGTGGTACTACAGGTACGTTAATTAAGGATATTCTACCTGCGGTAACGGCTGATATGCAGAACTTAGGCGGTTATACATTGAACTTATGGATGTTGAATCAACCTGATTATGCTAAATTATTTGTCGAGGCGGGTACTAATTTTTTATGGTATGCTTTAAATGAACCTAAAATAGTAAATAATTTAGCAGTAACGGCAGGTAGTATAGTTGGTATTGACACAACTATGTTTCCATTGTATGTTTTGAAAGATATGGAAATTAGTTTTGGTCGTACAGGCACTGATTTAACAGACAACAAGATTACTATACGTTGCGAATCTCGCATCGGGTGGAACTTGGTAGGTAATTCATTGAGTGCATTGTACAACGACACTATTGCAAACACATTAACTGCTATTGCATAATGAAAGCGGAACTAACAAAGTCGGAAATAGAACAATTGATTAAGACCAAAGGTAAAATAATCAAGGGTAAAAAAATTGTAACGAAATGATACCAAACTTTGAAAATAAAGACGAGTTATTAGCTTTTGTAGATAAAGATTTAAAAGGCGATAAGAATAAGTTATATGCTATGAAAAAAGCTACAATAAAGTATGCTGATTCTGTATCTTATTACTTGCCAAAATTAGAAACTATCCAAGATTCTACTATAAAACAAGAATTAGTAATGAAATCTGTAGATAGCGATAAGATTACTGTCAAAGCAGTAATAAATACTACTAATATTTTAGATTCTCATGGGGATGTACATATCAATGGGTTGTGGAAAAAGTCAATTTCAGAAAGTAAGAACATGATGTTACTTCAAGAACATGAAATGAAGTTCGACAAAGTAATTACAGATGAGGTTGAAATGTATACTAAAAACATGAGTTGGAAGCCTTTAGGCTTTGATTATGAAGGAACTACGCAAGCGTTAATATTCGATGCTACTATAACTAAGAATAAGTACAACGAAATGATGTTTGAAATGTATAAATCTAACAAGGTAAGAAATCATAGCGTAGGGATGAGGTACGTTAAAGTATTGTTTGCTGTTGATTCTACTGATAAATATTGGCAAGAAGAAAAAGAAACATACGATAAGTATATTGACCAAATAGTAAACAAAGAAGATGTACAAGGGTTCTTCACAGTTGTATTAGAAGCTAAAGTAATAGAAGGTAGTGCGGTATTGCGTGGCTCAAACGTAGTAACTCCTACTTTATCAGTAACAGAAACAAAAGAAGCCGATAATGTCACTTCTTTGGAAATAGAGCCGACAATTGTCACTCCGACACCTATGGATTGGGTAAAAATCATTAATAACATTAAAACACATTAAAAATGACACAAGAAGAATTACAAGCACAAGAGGCATTACAAGCCAAGATGCTAGAAGCCACGAAGGGTTTGGCAAAAGTTGAGGCACTTGATACTTTGAAATCAGAGTTACAAGAAGAATCAACACAAAAAGTAACTGAATTGAAAGACATCTTGAAAGAACAAGGTGAAGCTATCAATGAGTTAAAAGCAATTAAAGTTAAAAACGAAGCACCTACTACCATTATTGGTGAGTTGCAAGCTACGTTGAAAGAGAAGCAAGAAGCGTTTGATAAATTTAAAGCTAAAGCATCTCCAATGAAAATGACATTGAAATCAGCTGGTGATATGCAAATATCTACAAACATCACAGGTGAAACTACGTTGTTGCCTACCGCTACAATGCTTACAGGGTATAATCCTTATCGTTGGAATCCTGCTACGTTTTGGGATTATGCAAACGTTAGCAGAACAAACGCACCTATTATCTCATGGGTAGAGGAAGTTAACCCTGATGGTACACCTGCGGTTGTTGCTGAAGGCAATGCAAAACCACAAATTGATTTTGATTTATTGGTTGAAAAATCAAGCGCAATCAAAATTGCTGACAACTTGAAAGTATCTGACGAAATGTTAGATGATATTTCATTTATTGGTAGTGAGATTCAGTCTAACTTAGTTGACAGAGTACGTTTAGCTACTTCAACAAACATTTACACCTACATTACAACTTTGGGTGGTATCTTAACTGCTATTGATTCAAGTCTTGATGGGATGGCAGGTGCAAGTACTACAATGTGGCAGTTAATTTCAGCAGCGAAAACAACTATTTTGAAAAACAACCATCGTTGTACGCACATTTTCTTAAACCCAACTGATTATGGTCGCTTATTGTTGACTAAAGGAGTTGATAACTATGCGGTTCACTTAAATTTAAGTGCAATAGTAGTAGATGGTGTGACTATCGTAAGTTCTAATTCAGTACCAGTTGACAAGTTTTTAGCTTGTGACATTACTAAGTTAAACGTTTATACTTACATGCCATTGGAAGTTGAAATGGGTTGGGTAAATGCGGATTTCACAAACAACATGAGAACATTTGTAGGTGAGCATCGTATTCATAGATTTATACGTAGTAACGACAAAACAGCGTTTTTGTATGGTGACGTAACAGATTCATTAACAGCATTAGCACTTTAATACACATGAAAAACATAATCTTAGTTGCTCTCATTGCGTTTAGCGCAATCATCAACACAAACGGACAAGGTAAGGCAATAGTAATGAACGGAAGTCATACTACACATGATACGGTAACGAATGCAGGTACTACGTACTTAACTTCACCATCATTGGCAGCGTATGAAAGCGGTAAATTCGCTATTACTTTATACACTGCTAACATTAGTGGAACATCAACATTTAAAGCTATCGTACAAGGTAGTAACAATGGCGGTACTTCATGGGAAGATGTGTTTCAAGTAGCTGGAACTGATGGTATTAATTGTGATACGTTACAAGTAACGGCTGCTGCACCTGCGGTTCATTCATGGAATCTACACCCTTCGGCGGTTCGTAGTGTATCATCAAGTACATTCCTATACACAGGATGTACAAGATTCTTACAAATACGAGTGGCATGTGTAGGTACAGGCACGCAATCAACACGTGTATCAGCATTAGTCTTACCAATAAAATAATAAAGTCCATGAAGGTCGAAATAACAAAGAAACACTACAACTACGCTATCGGTAAAATAGTAGATACTAGAATCGGTATCGCAGAAAAACTAATCCGATTAGGTGTAGCGAAAGAAGTAGTAGAAGGCAAAGAATCAACTGCGGTTGAGGTAGAAGAACCTAAAAAACCGAGTAAGAAGAAGTAATGGCATACGCAACTACATATCAAAATTTCGTAGGTCAAATTGCTATACCTAACTTATCATCGGATAGACCTGATGGGCAATTAGTCACTACTCTAATTGAACGTATTGAGCCAAATTGGCTTGATACGTTCTTTGGGGTACTCACTGCTATCAATGTTCAAGACCAAATAGATAATACCACTAATATTACACCTTATAAAGAAATAGTAGATGGTGCTACATATATTGATTTGAATGGCGATACGCAAGTATGGGTGGGGTTGGTAAATGCTAAGAAATTTAATCCGATAGCTAATTACATTTATTGTGAATACCTTAAAGAAAAGGAAATACCACTAACTAATATTAGTGGTGTAAAGCAAGCAAATGAAAATGGTATTAGAGGGGATTTAAGCATGAAAATGGCAAGAGTATGGAATGATATGGTAAAGTTTAATTATTCATTACACGACTATTTAGTTTCAATAAAAGGGACTAATGCTACATTCGATAGTGAGTATATTGGATTTAAGTACGACCCATATAGAATGCCATATTACCGATATGATTTAATGCCTAATCAACTATTGTTTGTAGAGCAAAACCAATTTGGAATCTAATGGCACATACCTATACATATCTACCACAAGACGTACCGAGTATCATAGGCAATATTGTCGAACAACTTAGCGTTAATCTTGAAGCCGAATTAGCTCACAAGGTTGCGTATAAGCATGGTACATGGAAGTCTATTCAAGGTAGAATTGTAGATGAAAGCACAGGAACGATTATAAAAGATGCAACGTTTCCTTTGATTTGTTTAATACAAGTATTTGAGGAAAAGTTCGATGCTGATTCAGCGTATTCAGAGTTGACGTTAACGCTATTGTTTTGTAATATAAGCGAGCCTGCATGGTATAGTGAGGATAGATATGCTAACAACTATCTACCTGTGTTATACCCAATGTATGCGGAGTTTATGCAATTAATAAACGAATCGCCATACTTTGTAGGTTACAATGAACTATATCCCGAACATACTAAGATAGATGACTTGCATTTGCCCGAAACGGATGCGAATAAGTTGCCTGCTTGTTTGGATGGGTTATGGATTCGTAATATGAAACTGCGTTTAGATAACAAGTGTTTGCCTGTACAAAGTTGGGTGAATACTATTATGAACTTAGATTCATCATCGTATGTAACAAATCAGTATGTGATACCAACAAAGCTAACAATAGACGAATTAGACGCATTTAAGGTAGGTTCTACGATAACTATTTACATGGTTAACGATATATCGGTTGGTATGAGTTTAAGCCTAAATAGTGGGCAAGGATTATCATATACGCCATCTACGAGTATCTACCAAGTATTGACCGTTACCGATGTGTCGTTATTGCCGAATATAGTACAATTCGATACGTTAGTTCCTGCTCAAAGTGGTTCTGAAATTATAGTAACTTCTAAAGTGTTCTCAATGGGTAATTTAAGACCGACATGGATAAGTAAAAGTAACCAACAAGATAGTATAACAACATAAAATATTTAAAACAATGAGATTAATCAATTTACAATGTGCAGGTGACAATTTAAACACAGGCATACAGTCATGTTCTTGGAATCCAAGCAACATAACAGGTGCGATTCACGTACCGAAAGGCAAATCATATAATGCTACAGACGTAGCAGTATTATGGACTACTTTACAAAATGACATTAAGGAAGAAAACCAATCGGATAGAATATATCCAATAGGTGCGTTCAAAGCTATTACTGACAACTCAACCGAAGTTCAAATTGAAACTGATGGTTATGGTGGTCAAACATTCGTACGTGATGGCGATTACAATTGGACATTTGAATACAAAAATGGTATGTGCTTCTACAAAGCATTGCGTACATTCCACACAAAGAATAGTTCATTTGATGTATTGTTCATTGACGAGGTAAACAATGTATTGTGGGGTACTGAAAACGCTGATGGTGACTTACAAGGCTTTAGTTTAGAGTTGCTTATCGTACCTAACATCAAGATTAACGATGGTAGTGCGTCAACTAAGTACATGATTACTTATGGCTTGGCAGACCCTACGGAATTGAACGACAATAGTTATGCGGTATCATTCCCTAGTAATCAAAAGTTGATGAAACTATCAGGCTTGCTTGATATTGTGCTAACTGTTAGTACTACGGATTATTCTACAGAAACTCTAACGGCTACAGTTAAGTCATCATGTGGTGCAATAGATTTAGTAGAATTATACCCGACTGAAATAACAACAATAGGTGCAGGTTCTATTTGGGATATTTATAACGTAACAGATGGCAACTCAGTTCTTATTACAGCTTGTACAAGTGATCCAATGACGGGAGTTGTTACGTTAACAATAGACCAAATGTATGTATCGGTAGGTGCAAAACTAAGTGTATCTATTGGTACTATAGTACAAATGACGAATGCGGGTATATTAGGCTATTCTTCAAGCAAAAAAGTAACATCAATAGTAGTTCCATAATGAGATACAATAATATAAATATCAACGAAGATTGGGTAGTTACAAAAACCAAAGATTATATCGTAGAATATGGTATAAAAAAAGGCTGGTTTAAAAATAACCAAAATCAAGTTGCAATTTTAGAAGATGTATGGGTTAAATGTATGACAATAAGGGGGGTGAGTGATTCACCTCCCGAAGTTGTTATAGAAAAAGAAATAGAACATGACGATAGCACAGATGGTGCGGAATTGGAATAGTATTGACGTTGCGAGTGAATCAGCATGGGTAATGTTAGAGAATCGTGAGCAAATCGTACAATACAACAAAGACCAACTTGAACGGGGTGATAAGAATGACCTTACGCCTATAAGACCTGTGTACGCTAGTAATTGGTACGCAAGTATGAAGCAAAAAAAGAATAGCAAACCAAAACCAGGCACGCCTGATTTGAAATTAACTGGTGCGTTTTACGATGGTATAGTTATCAAGATGGAAGGCTATAATAAATATTCGGTTACTTCTATTGATAGCAAAACATCGCAGTTGGTAAGTTGGTACACAAGTAGTATCTTTGGGTTCACGCCTAGAAGCCGACAAGAAATACGAGATGAAATTATGCAAGATGAATTAATCAAGCGGTTAAAATCAAAGTTGTTTAAATGAGTAGATGTATTCCATGTGAGGCAAAGGCAGAACTAAATAAACAAAAAATGTCATTTTTATACAAAAAAGGTATAGAAAGGGCGAAACAAGCAAATCAAGATTATGTTATCTACGAGGATTCAGAAGATTATATCTACAAACTTTCTACGTTTGATGAAGCCATCAAGAGAGGGGATAAAATTATTCTCAACATATCAAGATTTGAAGGTATTAATGCTTGATAAATTCATTGAGTGTTATTGCCATAAAAACTACAAAGTATTAATCATTGAAGGCAAACCGAGTGATGAACAATTACTAGAATGTTGGGATAAACTACTAGCTGATTACATTGAACTAATGGGTGGTGATGAACACAAAGATAATGTTTCAAAAGTTGAAGAAATTAATGAGGCATCATTGAGAGTTAATAGAGTAGAGGCGGTACTAGAAGTATTAAATGTTGCACCAACGGAAGGATTATTTGAAACCTTATATACATTTGGGTATGAACTACCTAAATTGAAATACAACGAAGATAATTTATTGAGAGTATGTAAGTTAGTTATAGCTTGTATGAAACTTGATGTTACCAATATAAATATGTGGTCGCATATCTTAGATGAGAAGAACCCAAAAGAAAATAAGCAATTAACCGAAGAAGTATTTTATAGTTCATTGGTAGATTTGTCCGAAACGTTTGGAGTAATATTAGATGAAAAGAAATTAAGCGTGTATAGCTACGTTATGTACATAAAGAAACATAAAACTAAAATCGAACGTTTAGAACGTCAAAACTTAAAGAAATGATACAAGGAATAATTGGGTTTATATTGGGCATACTATTTATGATGGCAATACGAGTTGTATTGTTTAGATTAATGGTAATGGCTGAAACACATAAGATTAAAAAACTAAAAAATAAATACGACCAATGGCGAATGAATTTATAGATAATATAGTAGCGCAAAAAGCGTTTGACCAAGTTAACGATATGCGTAAAGCATTGGCGGACTTGCAAGCGCAGTATGCACAATTAATTCAAGTAATAAATGCGGGGATAGCGTCAGGTAATCGTGGTGCAAGTACAAGACTTACCGAAGAAGCTAAGATACAAGCAGAAATACTACGCACTAAAGAACGTATTGTGGCATTGGATAGTGTGGCATCAAGTGGCAATAAGTTAGGGCAAGAACTTAACGATGTCAAGCAAGATTTAAAAGATATAAACAAGGAGTTAAAGAATACCAATGTAATTAGCGATTCATTGGCTGGGATGCGTTTAGAGTTAGCTAAGTTAGAGAAGCAATATACAGCATTAGGTAAGG